CCTACATGGCCCGCCTGATCTGGGAAGCAGTCAACAAGGTCCTGGTGAAGGCTGGCGAGGCCATGAGCTGGCTCCAGGAGGCTGCCCAGTTGGCATCCAAGGAGGACCTGCCTGTCCGCTGGACGACCCCTGTGGGGTTCCCGGTGATGCAGGCCTACCCCAAGCTGGATGCCCGCAGGGTGAAGACCGCCATCAACGGGGAGCTGATCTACCTGCTGATGCATGGGGAGACCGAGGGCCTGGACCGCAGGAAGCAGAGCCAGGGCATTAGCCCGAACTTCGTCCACTCCTGTGATGCGGCCCACCTGATGCTCACCGTGGTCCGCGCCAAGCAGGCAGGCATCGACTCCTTCGCCATGATCCACGACTCCTTCGGGACCACCGCAGGACGGACTGAGGAGATGTTCCACGTTGTCCGTGAGGCCTTCGTGGAGATGTACACGGAGATCGATGTGCTGGGGTCCTTCCGGGACGAGCTGGCCCAGCAGCTCTCGGAGAAGCAACTCAAGAAGCTCCCACCGCTCCCCGAGAGTGGCACCCTGGACCTGTCCCAGGTGGTCAACTCCCGTTTTTGCTTTGCCTGAACCCTTTCAAATCAGCAACAATTTCACTTCGGGATGCATTGGTTGCACATACGGATATCGGAGGCATCCCGAAGTGATCCTCCTCCAACCGAAAGGACAATGATGGATGCACTGAACAATCCGAACCACGCTTACACCAGTCCAACCCTGGAGCGCGCAATCGAACAGTGGGAGAGGGGCAACACGATACCACTGACCCTGGCAATTGAACTCATGGCCGAAGGCTTCGATGTTGAAGCCCTGGAGGCCGAATACCGCAACTGACAAAATGGCAGACAAGAAACCCAAGAATTTCACTGGTGTGACCCCTAAGGGCATCGCACGTTACCCCGCCCTGGTCGAACCGGACTACGGCAACGAGACCTTCCCGAAGCCGGATGGCGAATACAAGACCCAGCTCATCCTGACTGAAGCCGAAGCCGAGCCGCTGATTGCGGCCCTCCAGCCGATCCATGATCAGGCCGTGGAGCTGGGCAAGGCCGAGTTCGCCAAGCTGAAGGTGGACCAGCGCAAGAAGCTGAAGGAGCTGACGGTCAACGACCTGTTCACCCTGGAGTACGACAAGGAGACCGAGGAGCCCACCGGCAACCTGATCTTCAAGTTCTCCTCGAAGGCCTCTGGCGTCAGCAAGAAGACCGACAAGAAGTGGGAACGCAAGGTTGCCCTGTTCGATGCCAAGGGCAAACCCCTGAAGGGCATTGACGCCATCTGGGGTGGCAGCGTGATCAAGGTGAGCTACGAGGCCTCCCCGTACTTCATCCCTGGCACTGGCTCCGCTGGTGTGAAGCTGCACCTGAATGCCGTCCAGGTCATCGAGCTGCGCTCCGGCTCCAGCCGCGATGCTGGTGGCTATGGCTTCGGTGAAGAGGAAGGCTACGAGCACGAGGACTCCACCGAGGAAGAAGACACCCCGTTCAAGGAAGAAAGTGGTAGCACGAGCGACTTCTAAAGCTCCGCTGACTGCCAAGCAGACCGGGCTCAAGTATGGGTTCCGGTCTGGTCTCGAAGAGAAGATCGCAGCAACGCTCACCTCGAAAGGGGTGGGCTTCACCTATGAGGAGACCAAGCTCCCATACGTGACACCGGCAAAAGAGCACAAATACTCGCCGGATTTTGTTCTTGAGAACGGCATCATTGTGGAGACCAAGGGCAGGTTCCTGACAGAGGATCGGCAGAAGCATCTGCTGGTCAAGGCACAGCACCCTGACCTCGACATTCGTTTCGTCTTCAGTAATTCCAAGACGAAGATTAACAAACGCAGCGCCACGAGCTACGCGGACTGGTGCGAGAAGAACGGCTTCAAGTACGCAGACAAGGACATCCCTGATGCGTGGCTGAAAGAGCCGCCGAAGAAGAAGAAATGACATACGACGCAAAGACCAAGGACCGCACCCGAACGGACTTCCTGGTGGTCCATTGCTCCGCATCCCCTCCGAAGACCTTCGTGGACGCTTCGGTCATCGACCGCTGGCACCGTCAGCGTGGCTTCAAGTGCATCGGATACCACAAGGTGATCCTCCGTGACGGCACCGTCCAGGATGGCCGTCCGCTGGACCAGATCGGTGCCCACGTAGAGGGCTGGAACTCCGTGTCCCTGGGCATCTGCCTTGTGGGAGGCGTTTCAGACAAGGATGGGGTGACCCCGGAGAACAACTTCACTGAGGCCCAGTTTGCCTCCCTTGAGGTGCTCCTGAAGGAACTCCAGGAGAAGTACCCGAAGGCCAAGATTCAGGGCCACCGGGACTTCCCGAAGGTGGCCAAAGCCTGCCCCAGCTTTTCCGTGGCAGACTGGCTGAAGACCACAGACATCAAGAATCGATAACAGAACACACCTCCTAGTGTACTTTGGGCTGGCCTTCAGGCTGGCCCTTTTTCTTTGAGGCTATATGCAAGACACCGAAAGCTACGTGGTGGGCCGTGAGCCGTGTCCTTCATGTGGCTCCAGCGATGCGCTGACCCGGTACTCCGATGGTCACGCCTATTGCTTCTCCATGGGCTGTGGCCACTACGAGCCAGCCAGTGGTGAGGCACCAAAAACAAGACAAGGGAAACGAGTGGAAGGACTGGTTACAGGGGAATACAGCCCCCTACTAAAGCGCGGCATCACCGAAGAGACCTGCAAGAAATTTGGATATCAGACTAGTGAGTTCAAAGGAAAGCCAGTCCAGATCGCTCCGTATCGGGACGCCTCTGGCACCATCGTGGCCCAGAAGCTCCGCTTCGCCAACAAGGAGTTCACCGTTGCTGGCGATGGCAAGCAGATGGCTGGCCTCCTGTTCGGTCAGCACCTGTGGAATGGCGGCAAGAAGCTGGTGATCACCGAGGGCGAGATCGATGCCATGTCGGTCTCACAGGCCCAGGACAACAAGTGGCCTGTGGTGTCCATTCCGAATGGCGCTCAGGGAGCCAAGAAGTCCCTGAAGGCATCTCTGGAATACCTCAATCAGTTTGAGGAGATCATCCTCATGTTCGACAACGATGAGCCCGGTAGGGCCGCAGCAGCCGAGTGCGCTGAGTTGTTCGAACCGGGCCGGTGCAAGATCGCATCGCTGCCCATGAAGGATGCCAACGAGTTACTACAGGCGGGAAGACGGCATGACATCATCAATGCCATCTGGAACGCCAAACCGTACCGGCCCGATGGCCTAGTGAACGTGATCGACTTGCGGGACGAGATCAAGAAGCCCACCGAGATGGGCCTCCCGTGGTTTCTCGATGAACTCACTCGCCTGACCTATGGCAGACGCCATGGGGAGGTTTATGGCATCGGTGCCGGTACTGGGGTGGGGAAGTCTGACTTCCTCGCCCAGCAGATCGCATACGACATCACCGTCCTGAACAAGCGTGTGGGCGTGATCTTCCTGGAGCAGAAGCCCACGGAGACCGCCAAGCGTGTGGCCGGGAAGGTGGCCGGTAAGCGGTTCCACGTACCTGACGCAGGGTGGACTGAGGAGGAACAGGACGCAGCCGTGGAGAAGCTGGGGGACAGTATGGTCCTCTATGACAGCTTCGGCCAGACGGACTGGGATGTAGTCAAGGCCAAGATTCGGTTCATGGCCGTGTCCGAGGGCATCGACCTCTTCTACATCGACCACCTCACCGCGATGGCGGACACCCAGGATGAGAAGGGCTCCCTGGAGCAGATCATGAAGGAAATGGCCGGGCTCGCCAATGAGCTGGGCGTGATCATCCACTTCGTGAGCCACCTCACCACCCCCGAACAAGGCAAGCCCCACGAGGAAGGCGGACGGGTCACTATCCGTCACTTCAAGGGCAGCCGAGCGATTGGCTTCTGGTCTTACTTCATGTTCGGCCTGGAGCGCGATCAGCAGCATGACGACCCCGTGGTCAGGCAGACCACCACACTCCGCATCTTGAAGGATCGCTACACCGGCCAAGCAACCGGGGAAACGATCTTCCTCAAGTATGACCGGGACACCGGCCTACTCGCAGTAACTGAAGCCCCAGCATCGAGTCCATTCAAGGACGAGACCAAGGGCGAATTCTGAAAACCTAAACAAGGACCATCATGAAATTCTTCAAGACCCCGATCACCGTGGACGCTGCCCTGGCCAACCTGAGCAAGGCTGTGGCCGACCTGAAGACCGCTGCGGACCACCACCAGGATGAGGCTGACTTCGCCCTGGCCCAGTCCAACGAGCTGCTGGCGAAGGCCAGTGTCCACGCTGAGAACGCCTCGAAGGCCCGCCGCGCGGCTGGCAAGATCGCTGACCTGATCGCCTGAGGACGCCATGGCCAATATCATTGCACTCTTGCTGGGCCTCATCGTGACCTTTGCCAGCATCGCTGGCTGGGCAACCAACGTGGTCTGGACCTTCCACCAGCATGGCTGGGACATCGCGCTGGGTGCCATCGGTATCTTCGTCCCCTTCATCGGTGCCGTCCACGGCATCTACCTCTGGTTCTAACGCCCAACACTTATGATCCCTATCGACACCCTGGAGAAATTCCGGGGGGTCCTTGATGCGGTCAAGGAGATGTTCCCAGGGTCCCACCCCGTGATTGGTGGTGGGGCTCTGCGGGACGCCTTCCATGGCCGACCCATCAAGGATGTGGATGTCTTCCTTCGCAACGTAGACCATTCCGATCTGGCCCATCCGTACACCAAGGCCCTGGTTCCTCCAGGTGTCGCTGAGTACGCGTGCCGTTCGGATATGCACGGTGTGTGGGACATCACGGCCCCCATTCATGGCTTCTCTGTCCAGTTGATCCTGGCAGACTTCACCAACCTAACCGACCTCGCTGGCACCTTCGACCTGGGTTTCTCCCGGATCACCTTCGATGGCCAGGACATCTACTACCACCCGGACTTCGTGAAGGACTCTGCGAAGCAGCAGATCGTCATCCGCCGAAAGGACGACAATGGGACCATCTCCCGCTCCCTGAGGCGGGTGGCACGTATCTCCCAGAAGTACATCGGCTGGGAAGTGCCAGATGTCCCCAAGTGCCCGTGCTGCAAGGGCATCATTACCCCATTCCGCAACACCATCTCATTGAAGGAGTACGGCATCTCCGGCCTGTGCCAGAGCTGTCAGGACTCGGTATTTGGACTGGACTAACCTAAGGACGGCATGAAGCTATTCGATTTAGAAACTGATGGACTGCTGGATGCCGTCACTAAGGTACACTGCCTAGTCATTAAAGACCTCACTGAGGGGAAGCTGTACCGGTGCATTCCATCCGGCTTCCCCATGAAGGCAGAGCTGACCGTCGAGCAGGGCCTAGAGCTGCTGAAGACCGGCCCCATCGGTGGCCACAACGTCATCAAGTATGACCTCCCGGTCCTGGAGAAGCTCTACCCAGGATTCACCTACGACAAGGCCCAGGTGTTCGACACCCTGGTTGC